GGTCCAAACCATAACACCTTATCCTTGTCCCGACGGTTAAGTCCTGCATCTCACTCACCAAATCAGATAAGTCACCATATCTGTGGGATAGTGAAGATGGCACGACCTGGAATGTACTATGCGGAACATTGAACTCGTCTCGCAACAAATTCAGCACTGTACAACCTGGTTCGTGGGCATAACCTGCGACGACTGCACGTAAGTAAATCTTAAACGCGGTAACTAAACTGGTATTACGCATTTCCTTAGCTGTCAACCCAACTTGGTTGGCGGTAAGGTCTTGATCAACTTTACCAAAATTACGTAAAATGCAGCCAAGATTAGTGACGAAATGATACTTATTATCATCACAAAGTATTGGTGACATTTTAAGAAACTGCAGAAGTTCAATAAAATTAACAACTTGAATGTCGAGAACATGTCCAACAGCATGGCCAGCAACTTGTAGTACCTCAGTTACTGTAGAAGTTGGTGTAAGCATTGATATTACCTCCATAGCAATGCTAACATTTGACACGATGTTCAACACTGTTGTTAAAACAGTTCCTGAGCCTTCATAAACCTCCACAGGTGTGATATCGGCAACGGTCAAGCCGGCTGCAGATTTCAAGTGTAATGGTTGTTTACACTGTTTAACCAATGCGGATGAGTCATGAACACCAGGGCCAAAAAGACGATCCAAAATATATTGTAGTGACTTAAACACCCCAATTCCCTGCGAGGCATCACAACTGGAAATATCAACATTGACGAAGTGAACCACTCCATCCAGGTTGATCACATATATAGAATCATCACCATAAACTGCTGTTATGACACTATTACTTTGATTAGTGACATACAGTATATCTGTGCATAATTGGTCCAACAATGGTGCATCCTTGAACGTGAATACATAACATATCCACTCTAGGTGTATGCCATCGTCTGGACAGCCAAAGTAACGCCCATGGAAGGCTTGTTTCAACAACATAGGTATGTGTGGTGACTCCATACAACCAGCACCATAGGAAACAAACAATCTACCTGGCTTACCAAATTTAGCAGTCTCATTTTTATTATGAGCGACAAGATATGGTATGATGGTATCCATGCCACTCTTATCATACTCACTTAAAAACTTAACACGCTCAGCATGTTTTGGGTGTGGTAAACTGGTGTACCACACCCTGATTGAGTGCATTAATGCGCACCCCAATATAATCCAAAACCAATATTGGGGACTAGTTGCAACGGCGGCCCCGGAGAAACCGCCAATGGCTGCAGTAATCATAAGGTGGGCGGAATTGTCACACACCATCAGAACATTATTAATTGGTTTATCCTCAATGTCCTGAAAATAACGACGTTGACTGCCTCGCAAGTAACTATCAAAGACTAGTGACGTGCGTGCTGCAAAACAGCGTTTTAAGTTAACGGTCATGTTAACCAAACTATTGTCGAGCTGCAGGAACGGTTTGGTGCTATGATTAAAATCACAGTAACAAGTCCTATACCATCTTCGTGCAGCATCAATGCCCAAAAATCGTATAGTGGTGCCATCAAATTCTGACACACCGGGAACAGCCTTAACAGTAAAACGATTATTAAAAACCCAATCAACCGGTATAGTGCAATCCTCAGCGTTGATACGGAATAGTTTACCCTCGTTAGCGGTAATTAATAATTGGTCGAAAACATCAAGCTTGATGGCAGCTGGTTGCAACCCAAGAAACTTCTTATGGCAAGCATGAGCTGATTGCTGGAGCATAATGGACTCAACAACATCATATGCAGAAGCCTCATCAATTTTGTCTTCGTGTTTAACTGAAGAGACCAAAACATCGTACACATCAGCGTTAAGATTCTTGGTGGCGAATCTAGCTGTTAGCTTACGAATAGCTTTGGCCTTCTTAACTGCATCGTCCTCACCCTCCTCACCACCATTACCACCAGGTGGTGGTGGTGCGGCATTGTTGTCTTCAGGGACAACGGGTGGTTGTTGGACAATGACTTCACCATCATTAAGGTTGCCATTCTCCTTACATAGTAACGGCCTAACTGGGTCAAAGCCATCAACATGTTCCCAAAGGAATGACAAATCTTTCTGCCACATTGAACCTCCTCTTGGAAACCGAGGTTTCTTATGTTTACCTGGCGCTCCAAGGTTCCTGCGGTGACGTTGCTTGCGCCTAGCAGCAACAGCGTCACGTTTCTCAATGTTGTCGATAGGCTTAGACATATCATCGGAACCAGTAACCTCACCATTAGCACCATTCAAAGTGGAGGGAATGTGGTGTAGTGTCCTAAGTTGCTCGTCTGTTAACTCGGGCTGTTGTGGAAAGAGGACCAAAACCATGAAAAGAATCATGATGTGAATACCATAACAGATAGTGCCAAAGGCTAAGCTATACTCAACCACAGTTTGTGCACCAGGTACATAAGCCACAACAAATGCGACAACAAGCAATAAATGATACACAGACACATCATCATCAGTGGTGTACTCACCATGAGTACCATTTAGACATGCACTACGCAAAGATGCTAGTGTGTGTGTGTTAGCTGAATAGTCTGACAGATAATATACATGTTTCTTTCGATGGGATGGTACCAATCCACATTGTATATTGTCAGTAGGACATATCCAGGGTAGAGTTACCCATTCATCATTTATCAACAAATCGCAAAAGCCAGAGTTGATAAACATTTTACTAGCAGTTTTCTCACGGGCTAGGATGAATGGCACACTATTTTCCGTACAAAATTGACATAACCTAACTCGTTTTGATATCTCAATTTTGGAAACAGTTGTAGTGTCGTCAGTGTTGGTAGCCTCACCGTGACTACCATTAATATAACTGCCAATGATTATATTATCGTCCACAGCACCATTTTGCCATGGACCGCGGCATCATAAGATTTCGCGCAAGTTTGGTCCTCTACTTGGAAATAAATAATCTTGGGCCAATGCTTGAACAAATGGGTGTGTCAACGCATTCTTAATAACCTTCATC